ACTTACCTAGCCATGCCAGCTGTACTTGAGTTTGACGATAAGCCTGAGAAGTGGAAGACACTCTGGGCTAGGTCTGATAGACCGCTGGATGGGGCTGACGAGTTTGATGATCCAGAATTGCTTACACCCGATGAAAACGGGCACTTTGTAAAGTGGGACGGTAGGCGACTGTTTGACCGTCGTAGCGAGGTTAGCCCCTCCACGTGGGCACTTGTTTATCAACAGCAAGATGTCGAAGAAGATGCTATCTTCCCCCTTCCCGTTGTTAATGGTTCAATCAACCGTATGCGTAAAGTGGGCAGATTAAACTTTAATGCTCCTGGTCACCCTAAACCAGAGGGTTCTTGGTTTGTTATCATGGGACTCGATCCTGCCATGTCTGGTAAAACCGCCATGGTTGTCTATGCAGTTAACCGAGAGACCAACAAACGGTATGTCCTTGACGTGCACAATATGGCTGAATCTACGCCACAAAAAATTGATAGCTTAATCAAGGAATGGGTAGAAGAATACAAACCCCAAGAGCTACGCATTGAAATCAACGCTTATCAGAAAGCCTTCTCGCTTGATGATCAGCTGCGAATGTGGCTTGCCAGCCGTGGTACGGCACTACGGGAGCACTTTACCAGCAAGAACAAGTGGGATGTTAACTTCGGTGTAGCTGCCATGTCATCCTTGTTTGGTAGTATGCGTGATGGAAAGTACAATCGGGATAACCTTATTGAGCTTCCTGATAACTCTAATGAACACGTTAAGGCTTTGGTTAACCAGTTAATCACCTGGAAAGCTGATACTAAAGGACCAACTGACTGTGTCATGGCACTATGGTTCTGTGAGATTAGAGCAAAAGAATTAATTCAACAAAGTAATTTCAGAACGGCTCATGCAAATAACAAGTGGGCAACAAGAAGAAACGTTGCTATGCAGGGTATTGTAAACCTTGATGAGATGGCAATGGAAACATTGTCAGGTCTATACTAGGAAATTAAATGGCATTATCAACCGAGCAAGTAACCAATAAGGTATTAGCTCTTACACGTCGATATAGTGAACGTGACTATCGCATGGCAGATATTACTGCTGTTCGCCGTGGCAACATGGAGTCCGTCTACCCAGATATGTTCCCAGAGGGCATGTCTCGTCCAATGATTGCTAACTTTGTTGACGTTGCTGCCCGTGACATTGCTGAAGTTCTTGCTCCACTTCCTTCGTTTAACTGCTCAACTCCAAGTATTAACTCCGATAAAGCAAAGAAGTTTTCTGACAAGCGAACTATCATTGCCAACAACTATGTTGAATTCTCTAGTCTTCAGACTCAGATGTATACAGGTGCTGACTGGTACTTAACCTATGGTTTCTTGCCAATCTTTGTTGATGCAAATTTTGACGCAAAGATGCCACACATTCGTATTGAGAATCCAATGGGTTCTTACCCAGAGTTTGATCGCTTTGGTCGTTGTGTGTCATTTACCAAGAAGTACATTAAGACTATTCGTGAATTAGTTGTTGACTTTCCTGAATACGAAAGCGTAATTATTGGAAGTCTTGGTCGTGACATGACTGACTACGACACCAATATGGAACTAATGCGTTATGAAGATGCTGATCAGGTAGTTTTGTTCTTACCTCAACGCGGTAACTTGGTTCTTCGTAAGGCTAAAAATCCAATTGGAATGCTTTCAGTTGTAGTTGCTCGTCGTCCAGGACTTGACTTAGATGACCCCCGCGGTCAGTTTGATGACGTACTTTGGGCGCAGATTGCTCGTGCTCGCTTTAGCATGTTGGCTATGGAAGCTGCAGAAAAATCTGTACAAGCTCCATTGGTTCTACCTAATGACGTATCTGAATTTGCTTTTGGTCCTGACTCTGTTATCCGCACAAACAATCCTGCTGGCGTACGTCGTGTAGCCCTTGAGTTGCCTACTGGTGCGTTTACCGAACAGCAACTACTTGAGCAAGAAATGAGAATGGGTGCTCGTTACCCAGAGGGAAGATCAGGTAACATTGATGCGTCTATTATTACAGGTTCTGGAGTTCAAGCACTTCTTGGCGGCTTTGATTCGCAGATAAAGGCTGGACAGCAAATTCTTGCTGAAACATTCCAGAAGGTTATGGAACTTTGTTTCCACATTGATCAGACTTTATTTGACGAAGATAAAAGAATGGCTGGCATTTACCAAGGTGCACCATACGAAATTAGCTACAAGCCTTCTAAAGATATTAAAAGCGACTACAGTATTCAGGTTCGCTATGGAGTTATGGCTGGACTTGATCCATCTCGCGCACTTATTTTCTCACTACAGGCTTTGCAAGCTGGCTTGCTATCTCGTGAGTTTGTAATGAGCGAACTACCTTGGAGTATGAATGTTGGTCTTGAAAAAGACCGCATTGATATCGAGCGAATGCGAGATGCCCTTTCTGGATCTATTGGAGCATTAACTCAAGCAATTCCACAGATGGCTGCTCAAGGAGCAGATCCTTCAGAAATTATTGAAAAGATTGCTAATGTAATTGATATGAAAAAGAAGGGCACTTCTATTGAAGATGCTGTTATGGAAATTTTTAAGAAAGAAGAAGGCGAAACAGAAGAAGCTCCAGGAATGCCTGAACAACCTGAAGCTCCTGAAGGAATGCAACAGGGTGCTCCACCTGCACCACCACAACAAGCAGGTCAACCAGCGGGACCACCACCAGATGTTGCTAGTATTCTAGCTCGTCTGGGTGGCGGGGCATGACAGAAGAAGAACGATTAGCTTTATTTAGAACTAAATTAAAAGATTTACTTGACGAGTACGGACACACATTTCATAAAGACGGTGCATTTTGTACTACATATTTTGTTACCGCAGAATTTTTTGATGGTGATGGTCAATGGTGGGCAAGTACTATCTACGATGATAAGTCACCAGTATGGCATGTAACTGGATTAATTCAACATGCATTAGAGAATGATTTTAATTACGAGGAAGAAGAAGAGGATTAGTTATGGCACAGCAAGGTGGACCACGTACACAACGTACTAATACTCAAGCCAAACCAGTATCTGGTCCAGGTGCTTTGTCACAGCGTACTGATATGGTTAATAGTGATCCAAATGTTTATGGAGATCGCAAGGCTACTCAAGAAATAATGTCTGGTGCTCCAATGGCTAAAGCACAACCAGTTCCAACTCTACCTCCTGTTGTTGGATTATTTGATCCCACTCAAAATCCAAATGAACCAGTTACTACTGGTAACCCAATGGGTGAAGGTGCTGGTCCAGAAATTCTTAACTTACCTGCACGTACATTTAATCCTTCACAAATTCTTACTCGTTTATCTCAAAGCGATCCATCAGGCGAAGTAGAAATGATATTACGAGAAATGCAAAGTAAAGGCATTTTCTAGTGACAGTGCAACCAGAATTTGATGGGGCGTCGCCAAGCTTTGCAGCATTTACTCCAGAATTAACTCCAACTGTATCTACTTTTGGAAATACTCCAAATGATCCATCTAGTGCTGCCATTCGCAAACTAGATGCAAATGTTGCAAATGTTAGTCCTGCTCTTTATGCTGCGGGTGCACGTACCGCTTTAACTCGTGAAGAAAAAAACTTAATTGAAAACTGGTCAGGTATTAAAACTACGCATGAAAAACTTATGCGTATGCGTGGCGGTCAAGCAGGAGAAGAATTTAAAAAGCTTGAACCTGGTATGCAAGAAGTATTAAAGACTTACTACAACATTGATTATCAAAATAAACCAGACAACGGCGCAATTATTCAGAATGAAACATTTAGAAAAGTTTTAGGTCTTGATGACGGTCTATCTGTTGGTGACGTAATTAAAAGTCCGTTTCGTTTTCTCATGGCAGCTGGAGCACAATACGGTAAAGCAATAAACACTGCTGGCAACATGCTTCAAAATTCAATTATTAATCGTGAATCATTTTGGACTCGTGCTAATTTTGATAAATCTTTTGAGGGCAAGTATCTTTACGATGAATCAATATCAGATGAATTAGTTAATAAGTATGGCGGAGCTGAAAGCTTTGTAGCTATGCATGTTCTTGCTGGTGATACTCCAGGAGAAATTATTGATGCTTGGGGTCCTAACGACCCTGCTATTTTAACTGCCATTAATTCTATGTTTAATGAACCAGAAGCTTTTGGCATTATGGTTGGTGAATTTTCTAGAGCACAACTATCTCCAGGTCGTAACATTGGCAGGTTTGTAGCTAATTCTTTAGGCGTTAGCGTTGAAGATAATAAAAAATTATTTTCATTAACTAGTGGCACTATTGATTTAGCTTATCAAATCTTTGCAGATCCATTAACTTATTTAACACTTGGTGGTTCTGTTGCTGCTAAAGCAGCGGGCAAAGCTGAAAAACTTGCTGCTGCAATTAAAACTGGTGACGATGTTCCCACCTATCTTGCTCGTGCTGATGTTGCTCCAGTATTTGATAGTTACACTCGTGGAATTGGTGACTATACAAAAGCTAAAGAACTTGATGATCCAGCTGCAATGAATGAAGCTGTTGCTAGAATTCAAAAAGCATCTCCTGCTCATGGCACAATTGAAGAGATTGAATTCTGGTCAGGTTTAGGCGTAACAGATCTTCCAAGTCTTGTTCGTCAGTTTGATAATGATGAAACTGGAGCATTTACTAAATTTGTTCGTGGTCGCACAGTAGATAAAACTTATGCAATTAATGGAGCAGATCACGTAAAAAGTTCTCGCGAATTTGTAATGAAAGCAAAAGAACGTACTCGTGAATTTTTTACTGGTAAAGTAGATTACGATGAAACTCCAATTCAATATGCAGATCTTCGTCCACAACTTTTAAGTGACAATGTAAG